GCGGTGGCTCAACTCCTCCACCGTGCGATAGTCATCATCATCGAGGTCCCCCGGACCGTCCATCGATTGACGCCAACAGTCGCCCGATAGGCCATCGTGGGTCCACCAGCCAGTAAGTTGTAGGGTGATCGGACGCCCACAGTCTGGACAGGTTCCCACGGGACGCTTACTGATGTCTCTCTCGGTAGTCATTGCTGCGTCGCTTTCATCTGGTCGTGTACCGTCTTACGTGTTACGCCTGCGATGGTGGAGATCTCGGTGATCGAGATCCCCGCCTCCCTACACTGCTCAGCAAGCGTTCCTAGCTCGATGCGCAGTTCACTGAGTTGCCTTTCCGTGGTCTCCCTCCGTTGGCGATAATCCCGCAGGAGGGCGCGACACTTCTCGGGTTTGATTGGACGGGTCATCCGTAGATCCTCCCATCGTCACCGACGTACAGATACGCCTCACCCGCACCGGTTCGATCCCAATATCCGCACCCGTGACCATTGCGAGTTAGCCACAGGTCGTGTCCGGCGTAGGCCATCGGCTCGCCCTCGGCAGGGTTGTAGGTGATCTTCTCGCAGTACTCTTCGAGATCGCCCGTGTGCTCCGTCATGAACCCGAGGCAGTCTTCGCACATGGTGTCGAAGGTGTCCGGGTCGATGTCCCGTCCGGTGTAGTTCTGGTCCAACGGCTCACCTCCCTGTTCATTGCTCTGATCACTTGACGACCATAGGGCGCACGTGATGTAGCCGTGTATGAATTCCCCGACGTCCCGGGTTGTGAATGTGAAGGTCACTTGGACTCACCGTCCCAATCGTAGGTTGTGAACTCGCCGGTCTCCACCTCGGTCATCAGCTCACGCATGGGCCAGAACCGCTCCCAGCCCTCGCGCGTCGTGACCCGCAGGTAGAGGTCCCGGATGTCATCGTCCGACTGTCCGAAGGCGCCGGTCTGATCGCCGACGCTCCGGGCCGTGCCATAGACGACTGTTCCATCGTCATAGGCACGCGCTACCTTGGCACAGGTCTGCGCGGTGCGCAGCACCTCAGCCGCTGCTAGCGTTTCCTGGATGTTCATGATCGCTCCTTACCGTCCTCGGTGATGTAGTGGTGGGTCCCGTCCTCACACTGGACGTGGACCAGGATACCTGCGGTCGAGAGGGTCACGTTGACCTCGCAGGTGCCGTGCTCCAGGCACAACGCCTCGATCGCGTTCTGCTGCTCTCGTGTCTCTGGGATGTGTTCGCCTCTCATGACCGACCCCCCAACCCGCACGCGGTCTCGATCGAGCGCGCGATGGTGTCTACCGTCTCGGCGTGTTTCTTGATCGCGGCGAGATCCCCGTTCTCACCCCATCCTGCGATGTAGGGGATCGACTCACCCGACGTGTCCAGTCCCAACGAGCCGCACACGATCGTGGCCGCGGTCTCTACGATCACCTCAGCTTCACCGCGGGTGTATTCCTTATAGGTCACGCCGTGGGCGTGCGCCAGCTCGTGAATCAGCGTCCGCACCTTGCCATTCGGCGCTAGGTCGGTCGAGATCACGATCCGCTTGCCCTTCTCATCGTAGAATCCCTGGGCCTCGCTCGTCGGCTCGTACTCGTAGACCGTGAGATCCATCGAGCGCGCCAGTGCCTTCAATGGCTCCAGGTAGTGCTCGTGTGAATCTCCGGTGATCGGCTCGCGTGGAACCTCCGGCAATGACTCACCGTCGGTCTGCGATATATCGAACTGTAGTCGTGGAACGTCGCCCGGGTCTCGCCTGCGCCAACCATCGGACGTGAGAAGCTCGCGAACAGCGCGCTCGACCTGCTCGCGCTGCTCGGCTCGCCTCTGCTCCTTGTCCTGGGTGCTCACTTGTTGCTCCTTATGTTGAACTTGTGAACCTCGTACAGCGGTCCGAGTGGGTTGCTACGGACCATGTAGAAGTTCGGGGTCTCTTCTACTACTTCCCACGTCCCCGCACCGATAGTGCAGGACTTGAGATCCTCATTGTGCGCCCCGGTCGGCGCCGTGAGTGTGATTGTTGAGGTCATCGGTTAGCACCGGTAGAATACGAAGACGCCACCGCCGGGAGCGTCAACGCTGTGGAAGCCTTCCATCAGCTCCTCCGTGGCGCGGTCCCAGTCGATGCAGTTGTACGGCCACCGCACCTCGCCAGCGGCGTTTCCACACCTTGCACACTCGCTGTCCTCTTTGACTGCTCCCGTCGACTCCGCCCACTCTTCGGCGAAGGCGCGGTCACTATCCCAGTGTCCTGCTTTTGCCTCCTCGAACCTCGCCTCATCGAGAGGGTCGTCGGCGTCTTCGGCCCACGCGATGTATTCATCACCGTGCTTCTCGATCAGGGCGCCGATCCGAGCGACCCGATCCAGTTGCTCGTATTCACCGATGAGGTCGCCGAATCCTTCCCGATCCATCAGTGCGAACTCATCCCCTGCTTCCAGGGGACCGACCTTTGCGACCGCCTCCCGCTGAACGCCCTCCTGCGCCTCGCGCAGCTCATCGACGTCGGTGGCATCCACCCACCTGCCGATCAGGTGCCCGGAGTTGTAGGCGCCCAGCGAGCCGATCCACACTCGTGGGGTTGTGTTTGTTGCCTGCATGATCTTGCTCCTTCTCTCGTGGTTGGTTAGCGGTTGAGCCCTAGCTCATCTGCCAGGTCGTAGTGATGAATCGCTGCGTCCAATGCCGGGTCATTCTCCACTCCGATGTAGACGAAGACGTTAGGCACTCCGTCGTCCGTATCGTCACTCGGGTTGAAGTAGATCGTGGTTTCTTTCGAGCCATCGTCCGTCCGCACGATGTAACCCACTCGCCCGTCGTTGTAAAACGGGATGTAATACACCCCATCCGAGGTGTAGATTGCTGGAAAGCGTTTCATGATTCTCCTTGTCCTTGTTCTTTGGCTTGACTTCGTCAGCACGGCGGGAGCCACCCGCTCGTGGACCGGGACCGGAGCCCCGGTTTCGTCACCATTCACCTCCGATCCCTTCCGCGCGATCGGCGCACCGATCACACTGATACCCGCGCGCCACGTCCAACGGTGTGAGCACGTTCTTTGCTCCGCAGTTCGGGCACGGCAGGTTGCGGGGGTTCCGGCGGGTCGCGGCACGTAAGGCGCTGCGCCCACCCGGCTCAGCGAATCCAACCCCGTCGATCGGCTCGTCGTCCCAGTCGTGGGTCATGGTGAACATCTCACGTAGGAGTCGCGACTGTTCACCGCTTCGCTCAGGCAATGTTCGATGCACTCCTGCGTGTGTCCACCACCCCACAACGCTTTCCGGATCGCAACCCGCCGTGGTGTGACGGATCGTGTGTGCCCCTGCCACTTGCGCTGTGACAGGGTGACCCAGGTGAGCCAGCGTCGTCGGGCCGCCTTTACTATCTCCAGCGCCTCTGGATCGCCACTCCTGATCGCGTAGACCGCCTTCGCCCTGTCGATCCCACCTTTCGTGAGATTCCCGTACATCAGTTCCAGGGCGCGGGTTTTCTCATAGCTCGTCATCGCTATTCACCTCCGCTACTCGGGACTCAGCAGCGGCGACGCTCTCGAAGCTCTCCGCCGTCTTGAATCCATAGTTATCGGTCCAGAGAATGAACCGACCGAATCTCGCTGCGTGCCCGTCGGCGAATTCGACGTTCCCGGCTGACTCGTCCTCCCCACCGACTCCGGTGAGGATGTCGAGCGCTACCACGAGCGCCAGATCATCGGCGCCCTCGTAGCGACCGGGACGCGCCGCGCTCGCCTCGGACGCCATCGCCTCCGGATCGATCTTCTCGGCGTGCTCGATTAGTTCGAGTCTGTCTTTGTCATCTAGTGAGTACATTACCTACTCGCCTCCCTTTGGGAAATCGTAGCTGCGGAAGCTGCTCGCTTGGTAGGCGATCTCACCCACCTCATCGCAGTACACCTCTGCCTGCTCACCCTTCACCCACACCTTCGCGCCACGCTTGAAGACGCGCCGTACGGTGTAGGTGTCGTTCGCAGCGAGGTCGACGGTCACGGTATAGCCGCTGCCAACGGGCAGTGTCACACCGGTCTCGCGGACGAGCACGCGCCCGCCGCTGATGGCGAGGATGTTCATCCGTCCGATCTGCGCGAGCAGTTCCCGTGCGTCGCACTCGCGAAACACCTCTGTGGTTACTCTCTCTTGCATGGTCACTCCTTGTTCGTTGACTTGGCTCATCGGCGAGTGAGTAGTCAGCTCACCCGGACCGGGCTCGCGCCCGGTTTCGCCGCTCACTTCCGAGTACACGGGAACACCCTGTAGATGAATCCCTCTTGCTCCTGTGCGGCCCAATCCGCTTCGTCCTCGGCGATGTAGGCCTCGACGCTCTCGGCGGTCAGTCCGTGGTAGACCTCGCAGCCGTAGCGCGCCTCGGCCCTCCCGACGTCTGCGCAGCCGCACTTGTGGATGCCGAAGTCGTACTCGTTGTTCAGGCGCGTGTTCACCGTGTTCACTATGTCTAGCGTGACGCTCATTGCCGTCCTTCTTGGTCGAGTTGAATGATTGATGTGGCGGGGATCACCCGCACACGCCTCATGCGTTGGGGGAGGAAGAGGGCACGTAGCCACTCGCCCCAGGTAATGTCAGTGTTACTCATGGTGTTGCTCCTTCTAGGTTGACGCTCATTCAGCGGGTGCTCGTCACTCACCCGGACCCGGGGGGCGACCCCGGGTTTCGCACTATCAAAGTTCTGCTTCGCTTCTCGCGGTTGTAGGACGCTTCCTCGCTCCATGTCTCGGTTCGCCTTGTGTGATCCACGGCCATCCAATCCTGAAGTGGGATCTCTAGCCCCACGAGTGTCACAGGATGCTGCTGGATGATCGGGCGGGTCAGCCGGTTCCCCGGTTCACTTCGCTCGTTGTGTCCGTTAGGTGTCGTATTCGCTCGAACACTGCCGATCCTGATCAGGGGGTCGGAGTGATACTCAAGCCGGAGGTCTCACTTCTCCGTTGTCACGCCCTAGTCAGTTTCCGGGGGGTTCGGTCGGTGGGATCTGTAGTGTCCCTTCCGGGTCCGGGCCTGGTGCCTTTCACCTTTCAGGTCCCTCGCTTTTCAACCCGTGTCCCCGTCCATAGGGGCGATGGGGGGTGTGGACTCACCCTTCAACTATGTACCTACAACTGTATAGGCGATATCTAAAGGCTTCCTAAAGGTTGGCGAGGGGCTATCTAAATGTTGTCTAAAGACCGGATAGACCCTATCTAAACCCTCTCTAAGGGGCTCCTAAAGACCCCCTAAAGGCGTTTCACCTATGACTTCACCTAAACCGGACCCTGAGCAGGACCGCAGGGCGTTGGAGTTACGGAAGGGTGGCGCGAGCAGTGATCAGATCGCACGACTCCTTGAATACCCCGATGAAGCGGCCGTCGCCGAGGGGGTCAGTCGCGCGTTGGACACTCACTCCCAGTCACTGGAGGAGATCCGCAAACTGGAGATAGAGCGTCTCGACGCGATGATGCGCGGGCTTTGGCCCACGGCGGTTCAGGGTAATCACCTGAAGGTGGACCGCTGTTTGCAGATCATGGAGCGCCGAGCGCAGTTACTCGGACTGGACCGTCTCCAGCCCCCGCTGGAGGAAGTAGAGGACACGATCGATGAAATCCGTGCCCGACGAGATGCCCGCCGGTCAACCTGAAGGGGTACAGCAAGCGCGGCTCTTCACCGCGCCCCCTCGTACGTTCTCCTCTACAGGTGCGGAAGCAATCGAGCTTGCGGAGCTGAGCGGCCTCAAGCTCGATCCCTGGCAGAAGACGGTTCTCGATCACTCGCTGGGAGAACGCGAGGACCGAAAATGGGCCGCGTTCCAGGTCGGGGTAGTGGTCCCACGTCAGAATGGAAAGGGCGTGCTGCTGGAGGCCCGAGAGCTGGCCGGTCTATTCCTAACGGACGAGAAATTCATCATCCATTCCGCCCATCTCTATGACACCTCGCAGGAGCACTTCAACCGACTACTGACCAGGATCGAAAACTCGTCCGACTTCACCCGTCGGGTCAGGAAGGTCTCTCGCTCTCACAACGAAGAGGGCATCACCCTGACGGACGGGAAACGTCTAAGGTTTCGCGCCCGCACAAAAGCTGGGGGGCGGGGGTTTACCGCGGATCTGCTCATCCTCGACGAGGCGATGATCCTTCCCGAGAGCTTCCTCGCGTCCCTGCTGCCGACGCTCTCCGCAGTTCCGAACCCGCAGATCTGGTGTACCGGGTCCGCTGTTGATCAGCAGGTTCACGAAGACGGGGTCGTACTCGCAAGACTCAGGGAACGCGCGATCAAGCAGGATTCCGCTTCGCTTGTCTACTTCGAGTGGTCCCTTCCTACCGACCACCCTGAAAAGGTAGGCGACGAGCTGGCCGGCGATCCAGAGTCCTGGGCTCAGGTGAATCCGGCTCTCGGCATCCGGATCTCGGCAGATTACATCAAGAAGGAGCGTGAAACCCTCGGAGCCCGTGAGTTCGCTGTCGAGCGCCTAGGTGTCGGGGACTGGCCACGCACCGATGGTCTGCAAGGCGTGGTGATATCCCCCGAGACCTGGGCCAAGCACACCGACCCGCAATCGAAGATACAGGGGCCGGTCTGCTTCGCCCTAGATGTGACTCCCGATCGTTCACACGCTGCAATCTGCGTTGCGGGTCTGCGCTCAGACGGGCTCTCCCATGTCGAGGTGGTCGAGCATAAGCGAGGCACGGGTTGGCTGGTCGAGCGGGCCGCGGAGTTAGTAGACGCTCATGATTCGATCGGCGTGGTGCTCGATGCCGCCGGGCCTGTCGGGTCACTTCTTCCCGAGTTGCTCGCAGCAAGGATCGAGATCACCCCGGTAAACGCCAGGGAGCACGCACAGGCGTGCGGTTCATTCTATGACTTGGTAGAGGGGGGCACGCTGCGTCACCTTGGCCAGAGAGGTCTTGCAGAAGCCGTCAGGGGAGCCGTGGAACGGCCCCTGGGTGATGCGTGGGCCTGGAGCCGCAAGAACTCCGGTGTGGATATATCACCCCTCGTGGCGGCCACCCTCGCGCTATGGGGGGCACACACCCTCGACCGGCACGGTCAGCCGCAGGTGTGGGACCTACGTCAATTTGGAGAGGCTTGAATGCGACGGGATGATCAATGATGGGTCGCCAGAAGCGCAAGGTGCGGATGCACATACAGGACGGTCCGTCGGTCGAAGGCGTGCTGGCCGGCAAAACACGCAATGAGTACATCATCTGGGCGCCGAGGGTGATCACGGGGGAACCAAACCCCGAGATGGAGGTGTCAGGGCATGTTGAGATTCCTCGGGAGCGCGTGGTCTGGTACCAGGTTGTCGGATGAGTGTCGGATGAGCGTTGACACTGAGCGGGCGTGGGCAGCCGGCTTCTTTGACGGCGAGGGCTCGACGTGCTGTAAGGAAAATGGACGCGCAATTAGCATGTCTATCCAGCAGCTCGATCGAGCGGTCCTCGATCGCTTTGCTGCCGCTGTTGACGGACAGGCCAAGGTCTATGGTCCGTATGTACGGCGGGGGGGCTGTACCTATTACCAGCTTCAAGCAGACGGGCCGGCTCGGGTGAAGCACATATCTGAGACCCTGCCTTGGCTTGGGGTCGTCAAGCGTGGGCAGGCGATGCACGCCATAGCGGCGTTTGAGGGTAGCCGACGCGACGCGGTGATCACATGAGCGGCCATGTGCTCGCCACCCGAGGCGGCGACGTAGAGCTGAGGGGCGCGAATCCTTACCTCGAATGGGGTGTAACCGCTCCCCCGCCGCCGGGCTCCGTAGGAGGCTCGATAGGTGGCCTGCACGTCACGACCGAGTCGGCGACCCAGATCGCCGCGGTCTACGGCTGCTGCGGCCTGCTCGCCGACAGCGTGGCGTCGCTGCCGCTCCGGGCACTCGACGCACCCGCGCACATAGTCACCTCGAAAGAGATCAAGACGCCGCCGCTGCTCGAAAATCCATATGAGTTGATCAGTCTGACGGACTGGCTGGTGTGCTTCATCTGGTCGCTGGCGCTGAGAGGCAACTTCTTCGGGCAGGTCATCGAACGGGACGGTCTGGGCTATCCGACGCAGATCATGCCGGTTAGCGCGGACATAGTGCGACCCGACGTGAAGGCGAACGGGGAAGTTCACTGGCGCTACGCGGGAAAACTGATCCCCGACGAAGACGTGTTTCACGTTCGCTACCAGTCGATGCCGGGGTGGCTGCTGGGTATCAACCCGATCCAGGCGATGAAGTACCCGTTCGGCCTCGCCCACGTCCTCGATGTCCATGCGGAGAGCTACTTCGCCAACTCGGCCGACCCGCAGGGCGTCCTCGAAGCAAAGGGCAAACTCACCGAGGACTCCGGGAAGAAACTCGCCGCGCAATGGAAGTCCGCTCACCAAGGACCGAACCTCGGCAGCACCCCGGCGGTGCTGGATGAAGAAACCAAATTCAATCCGATCTCTATCAACCCCGAGGACCAGCAGCTACTTCAGTCGCGGCAGTATTCTGCGGAAGAGATCAGCGGACTGATCTTCAGGATACCGCCACACATGCTGGGCCTGACCGAACGGAGCACGAGCTTCGGCCGCGGGATAGAGCAGCAGGAGCGCGGATTCGTAGCGAACACGCTGTCGGGTTATCTCTGCCGACTGGAGCGCGCCCTCACCGCCTGCCTGCCGAAGGGCACCTACGTCAACTTCGACATCTCCCATCGCATCCGTGGGGCCGAACTTGAACGCGCGCAGACGGGCTCGCTCGGAATGCTGGGCGGGTTTTTCACGGCCGATGAGGTGCGCGGCAAGTACTTCGACATGCCGGCGCTGCCGAACGGCGAAGGGAAGTTCCTCAACATTCCGATCAACACGGAGCTGCTGCAGAAAGCGCTGGAGGAACTGAAAAAGCTGGAAGCGGAACCGGATGAACCGCCGCCGCCACAGATCATCGAAGCCGAACCGCCGAGCGGACAAGGTCTACCGCAGAGCCCCGCCAAGTAATCGCACCATCGGAGGTGCCTATGACTGAAACGTTGACCGTGGAGCGCGCCCTGGAGCGCGAGTGGCGGGCAAAGTACAAACAAGCCGACCGCGATGAAATGGCGAAAAGCGGGAAGGCGATGTCTGACGGGTCCTATCCCATAGCCGACGAAGACGATCTCAAAAAAGCGATCAAAGCCGTCGGCCGCGGTAGCGCCAGTCACGACTCCATCCGCAAGCACATCATCTCTCGCGCGAAGGCGCTGAAACTCTCCAGCCTGATTCCCGACAACTGGAACGCGGACGGTTCACTCAAGGAAGAAAAGTCGGTCTGGTCAACCCTTGAGGAGCGGGAAACCTACAACGACCTGCGCCAGGCCGTCGAATCGGCCATCGCCGACTCCCTGCCCAAGAAGAAGAGCGAAAACGTCTACGGGCCGTACGTAGTAGACATGACGGACGACTGGGCGGTCTACGAATACGAAGGCGACCTATGGCAGGTGAACTACACGGTCGACTCCGACGGAGAGGTGACTCTTGGCGAGCCAGAGCAGGTGCGTCGGATCACCAGCTACGAGGCGAACTCCCACCGCGCCGACGAAGAGGAAGAAGAGTGCCCCACCTGCAAAGGCACCGGGAAAATCAAGGGCGGTTCGACAAAATGTCCCGACTGCGACGGAACCGGGGAGCTAGGAGGGCCGAGCGAGAACGCAGCGCGGGATGATCTGGAGCGCCGGGCACGCCACGCCCGCGAGCGCGAAGGCATGGTCGAGTTCCGCTCTATCCCCTCCTTCGAGCTTAGGGACACTGCCGACGGCCACGTGCGGTTCTCCGGCTACGCCTCAACGACCGAATCCCCCTATGAGATAGCCGATTTCACCGAGACGGTCGCCAAAGGCGCGTTCAAGCGCACTCTCGGCGAAGAGCCTGACGTCCGGCTGAATATCAATCACGGCGTCGGCGGACAGCTCCCCCTGGCGAGAACCAAGTCGGGAACGCTGACCCTCAGCGAAGACGCGAGGGGCCTCAAGGTCGATGCGGATCTCGATCCCAATGATCCCGACGTACGATCCCTGCTTCCGAAGATGCGTCGGGGGGACGTCGACGAAATGTCCTTCGCCTTCAGGGCCACGGCTCAGGAGTGGAATGAGGACTACACCGAGCGACTGATCCGGGAGTGCGCACTTCACCGTGGTGACGTCTCGATCGTGACGACCGGCGCCAACCCGGACACCTCGGCGATCATCCGCTCGGCCGACGGGCAGATCGAGCTTCGGATCGGTAAAGCGATCAGCGGTGACCGGGAAGCGGTTATCAAAGAGGTCCTCGATCACATGACGGTGGCCGACGAGCACATTAGCCAAAGCATGGACAAGCTGTCAGGCGTCGTCGGAACCGTCGACACGGACATCGATGCCGAACCGGCTGAGGATCTCGGTCGGTTGAAGATCACGGTCATTCCGCGCTCCTACGTAGAGACCGCAAAGGCGAGACGGGCGAGGCTGATGGGAGGTGGGAAGTGAGCGATGCGCTAGAGCTTGCGACACCCGAGCCCACCCAGGAGCAGCGTGCCATCATCGAGCGCGCCGAAGCCAACGGTCATCGCGCCGTCGGCGAGCCGCTGATCTACGAGTACCGGAATCGCCGGAGCTACTGCCGTGACCTCGCCCTTCGTGAGAGTCGCAATACGGCGGCGGGGGAGCGGCTCAGGAAGCACATGCGCCAGATGCAGGCCGTCCCGAAGCGGGAGATGCGCAGCCTGGAGGGGGTCGAGTTCCGCGTCAACCCAAACCTGACGGCAGGGACGGGTGGTGAGTTCGCTCCTCCCCTCTGGCTGAACGAGCTGTTCGCTATGACCAGGCGTCCGGGTGAGGTCATTCAAAGACTCGCGCCGACGTTCGATCTTCCCCCAGGCGTATCGTCGGTGAACCTGCCAAGGATGACGCAGGGAACCGTC